TTGACTGGTGCTATTCGCAGATCCCGACCATCAAATGGTCTAACAAATCTCAAACAATTCAGAGCGACCGGACGGGTTGTATGGTCATCGAAAAACGGCTGACAAAGTCGAGCAGGTTGGATTTTTATGATAAATTTCACAGTTTTGCAATTGTTCTCGTGACTAGCAAACTGATTGAAATTCAATCTTACGGCTTCTGGTCACAATATATAAACGGCAAGCAATCTATCAGGATGCAACTGACAAACTTTGAACAGATGAGCGAAAACCAGGTTATACAATTAACTGAGAGATATGGAGTCTACGCTCCTGGCCTGACTCCCAATTTTTCAGGCCAAGGGGCATATTCAGGAACAATATTTTTTGAGAATAATTGGGAGAATAAGATTCGAGATATTTCTGAATTGAAGTATTTAGAATTCCCTTCAGGGATGCGCTATTACCATTTGCCACACATGTATAAATACCGCTCCGAAATCGAGTTTTTGCAGAAAATAAATGCCTGGAGAATGGCCACAGATCTTGCTTATGATGTTATTGATTATGACGGATGGCATGCAAGAAAAGCGGTTGACTGCCGAGTTATCACAAAAAAATGGCTTCATGAAAATAAGCGATTTTTCAAAAATACAGATAGGTCCTTCAGAGATTACGAGCTAGAACGTCGCATCAAAGCACGAGGTGGCACGCTTGTTTCTGGAATTGAAAAAGTTCTGACTTATCAAGATATCAACAAAATCCCAAAAGCTGCGAAAATGAACAGGTTCCAGAATTGGTTCTTAAAAAATAAAGTCAATTTTGACTACTATGTAGACTATATCAGCATGCTGAACGAGCTTGATATCCCTATCGATACCGACAATCTCATCATGCCGAAGGATTTAGTCAAAGCGCATGATAATGCGGTTAAGCTACTTATACAACATAAAAGCGAAATCGAACAGCGCAAGTTTGAGAAGCGTCAAAAGACTTTGGTCAAGTATGAGAAAGTTATTGACCAGTATCTCTTTAAGCCAGCGTATAATTCGGGAGAATTGATTTTGGAAGGAAAGGCGCTATCTCATTGTGTTGGAAGTGCTAGATATACTCAAGATCATGCAAACGGCAAAACAACAATCATATTCGTTAGATCAAAAGATGAACCAGACAAGCCGTTTTTCACTATGGAATACCAATCAGGACGGATTATCCAAATCAGAGGCAAGCACAATTTATCGGCTCCGGAGAATATCCGGCAAGCTGCAGAACAATGGCTGGTAGAAATCAACAAAAATACAAAACACGCATAAAGGAGAAAAATAAATGCTAAATAAAATCGACATCCCAGGAACAAGTATCACACTAGAAATCGTAGATAAGAACATCACGATTACAAACAAAATTGAATATGATATGCAGATGCATTTCAGAAATACGGACGCAGACGCTTCTCTTGATACGAACGGTGATGTGTTCGAGCCTCTTTATTGGCTAGACATCAGGGTAACACCGAAAACGCCAACAGAGTATCATACGAGCCTTGGAGTCAAGAGGGAGAAACGCCATTTGGCCGAACTTCAGAAGTTCTTCGAGTTCATCGAGAACAACAAGCGAAATCTCTTCGACCTTTGTGGAATCAAAGGAGAATTGCAATGAGTTCTCTGACATTATCGTTAGACATTTCAACTACTGCGACAGGCTGGGCCGTGTTTCACGGCTCTGACCTTGTCCAGAGTGGTGTCTTAAAACATAAGAGTAAGTCATTCTTTGAACGTGGACGCTTCATGGCTAGCGAATTGCGAGCCATTCAATCAAGGGCGCTCCAGAAGTACAACTGTCATTTTGAATCGATTGTGGTCGAGAAGAACTCGGTCATGGGGCCAAATCAGCAGTCCATGATCAGTATCGGAATTGTGACAGGCATCATCCTTGGACGATTGATTGCTGACAATGTGTATTTCGTGAATGTTTCTACCTGGCGCAAGTATTGGAGGTTTAGTTATAAGGACCGAAGCAAGAAGTCGATGAAGCTGCAGGCGGTTGCTAAAGTGTCCGAAACGTTCGACCTGAACGTCAAAGACGATGAGGCAGATGCGATCCTGATTGGTTCATATTTTGTAAATTATGGTCAAGAGTTTGGAGACTTAGAAAGTCATAAGGTGAGTTAAAGGAGCAGGAAGATGAATGTTGTAATTTATTTTAAGAATGGTAACACAGCATATTTTAAAGATGTTAAAGATTATAAGCCAGACGCTGAGAACATTTGCTTTTCTTATTTTGGGGTCTCATCCCAAGAAAGAAAAGAAGCTACTTTTTATAAAGACAGCATCGCTGGTATAGCTAGAACACAGGAGGCAACCGAATGAAACGTTTTATCGCGATTTGGATATTATTGTCTGCTGGACTAAACATCTGGCAGATGGGCAGGATTGCAGAACTAGAAACAAAGCGCCCGGTTGTCGTCTACAAAGCTGATAATCAAGGCGCAGAAATCAAAGGCAAGGTTGTTCACAAGGAGAAAATTGGCGACATGCACACAATCACTATTAAAAATTATGGCATTTTCGTAGTCACGCAAACAAGCTATGAATCTTTAAGGATTGGAGACGAGGTGAGATTATGAAACTCAAATTTAGAGCGTGGTATGTGTTGGCAGAAGAAATGATTGACGAAATACTGATGATTTCATTCGTTAGAAAAGAAATCATAGGGAAGTTTAGCGACGGTTCTACATCGGTTCCGTTAAAGTTTGAAGATAAGCGAAATGGAGAAGATGTTGTCCTCATGCAATCAACAGGACTTTTTGACATAAATGGCAAGGAAGTGTTCGTCGGTGACATCGTTAAATGTACAAGAGGATGTCTCCATGAAGTGTATTTAGAAAAAGAATACGGTGGTACATTCATAGGCGGCATGCCTGCAGTTTATCTAAAAGGATTGAGTGAAGGATATGCGTGGACCGGATATGAGGAAATCATCGGCAACGTCTATGAAAACAAGGAACTTTTGGAGGAGAAGGAGTGAGATATTTTAAAATCCTATGTATTGTTTTATTCGCATCCTTACTCGTAGCATGTCACCAGATTTCGAGTGGGACAGTGGTAGATAAGTACATTGATGAACCTCACACAACGTTCATACCTGTTATGAATGGTAAAAGTTCGGTACTTGTGCCAACCAGAACCAAAAGAAAATATGTTCTGGTCGTTTCAGGATATGCAGGTAATAAGCAAGTTGAAGAAACATTTGAAGTGACAGCTGAGGAATACATACGCTATGAAATCGGTAATACTTTTATACAAGATGCCGTTTTAGAGAATAAGGAAGGGGATAAACAATGAGACCAAAAAAATATCCGTATTCAGGAAGGCTGAAGCTGATTAGACAGGCATTGCCAAGGTTCATCTTGTTAGGAAATGCCGCCTTTAACAGCAATTTGGTGAAATACATTGATACAATAAAACAAGTGGCACCAAATCAAACAATCGTCTATTTTAAAATCCCTAAATTCCTTTCGCACGAGGAGAAGTATGTACGGGTCCCTCTCAAAATTGGTGAGGTCGTCAAGATTTTAAACCGATGACAAACAAAAAAGCTAAGACACTCTCTGCCTCAGCGATAATTTTCAACACTATTATTATATCACAAAGGAGACAGAGAGTGAACAAGGCTAAAGAGCTCTTGAAAGAGTTACAGGATCTGGACATGGACATCCAAAGCCGTATAGATGAAATCAATGAGCTTGAGGCAGGTTTGCTCTCAAGCCCTAAGTGGTCAGATGTCAAAGTCCAAGGCGGACAGACTAGAAAAGTTGACGATGTCTATACTCAGCTTGTAGTGATGAAAGAGGCTATAGAACAGGATACCAAGGAAGTTATTAACAGAAAGCTTGAATTAGGTAGAATGATCAATAAGCTTAAAAATCCAAAAAGCAGGTCTGTCCTTAGAATGACTTACATTACTAAGACCTACATTGAGGATATTTGCGACAATTTGAGAATTAGTAAGGCAACTTATTACAGATTACGCAAACAGGCTGAGTCTGAACTAGAGGAGACTATCATAGACAAAGTGAGCTAAAGTGAGTGCGCATGAAGTCAAAAATCTGTTAGAATGGTAGTATCAAGAATTAAGGGTAAGGCAGTAAGCCTTCCCTGGCATGGAGAGTTGGCAGAGTCAGGTTGAATGCGCCCGTTTGCTATGCGGGTGGTCGCCTATGTGCGGTCCGTGGGTTCAAATCCCACACTCTCCTTTGAGTGTTTGTGTCCCAGAATGGGGTAGGCAGTAGGCTTAGCATTCATATATCACTCATTAACTTATTAAATGGTCGGCAGTAGCGACTGGACCTTGCATGATTGCGTAGCTACTTATATCCTAGGTAAGTTATAAGCTAGAGGGTTTGATTCCTTCAGAGGTTTTAAATGACTACAAAAAATTAAAAAAGAAAGTATTTCAAAATAGATTTCTGATTAACACGCAAGGTTGTAGTCGCCTTGCAGTTTTAGGGCTTAGCCTAGATAATCTGTGGTAACTCAGGAAAAGGATGTTTTTAAATCTATCAAACATCCTGCCAGCAATGGTCAATCTAAGCAATTTAATCTTAACTATTTCAGTTTTGGAATAGGTGGGCGAAGTTAAAGCAGACAGATTCCGACGGCAAGGTGCTGAGGAAATGCAAACGTGGCAGTTTGGCTGTGAGACGAGTCTATAAGAGGAAAGAGGTATTTGGTTCGAGGTGCAACAAGAGCTTAATACCATATCTTACAAAAATTGGGCGCCTCCCAAAAGTATGTAAGGTGAGTCGATTGTCCGCAAAACAATCGATAACAAGCAGGCGCTGTGCATTTTGTTCTTCAAAAGAGAATGGAACACATGGCGATGCGTGTCTGTGATAGATGAAAGATGATTTTTATATTTTAAGGCTATTCAAGATAGAAAAAACTCAAAAAAGCAAAAGTCATCGCCCGTCACAAACGAAAGTGTACTTCGGCAATTAGATTGCCTACTCAAGTCTCGCAAGGATGAGAGTAAAGTCAAAGAGTAAAGCAGCTTAGACTTTTAGCGGGGTCTTCGTTAATTGAAAAATGGCTTAGTAGTTTGTGATGTAAGGAGTGATTGGTCTAACCAATCGTGCATGAGTGATACAAGTAGGAATATTTGTGGACAAGATAATAAACTATAAGTTATCGAAAGTCACTCGCTTAAAGCGGTAGTCTCACGCTAGTTAATGGATATATGGTAGACGGACGATGTCACAGGTTCGAATCCTGTCTATCCAGTTGCGATTTTAATTCGCAGAGAGAGGTCTTGAAAAGGTCACACTTTGTGTGGCTTTTTTTGTTTAGAAAAGAGGTGGTGGAAAATGGGATGACCGAAAAACAAAAGAAATTTGCCGATGAGTACATCATCGAATTAAACGCTACAAAGGCTTATAAAAAGGCTTATCCGAATATTAAGAAAGATGATGTTGCAAGGGCGAATGGAAGTAGATTGCTTGCAAACGCTAACGTAAGAGCCTATATAGACGAACGATTGGAACAACTAAAGTCCGAACGTGTCGCAGACCAACAAGAAGTGCTTGAATTTTTAACGGCAGTTATGCGTGGAGAAATCACAGAGCCTTTATTGGTTCTTGACGGTGACGGCTATCAAAAAGTTATGGATGCTAAACCAAACGTATCAACAAGAAAGAGCGCCGCTGTTGACCTTGGGAAACGGTATGGCTTATTCGTTGATAAACAAGAAATCACACAACGCACTATTGATATTAAGGTTGGTGATTGGGATGATGAAGACTAAGCCAAGAATAAATATCATCATTGAGCATCCTAGCCGTGTCTTTAACAAGCATATATTCGATAAGCTATATGACTATTCAACGTTTACCGAGGTTCACTATGGCGGCGCTTCGAGTGGTAAAAGTCATGGCGTTATTCAAAAGGTAGTCTTCAAGGCGTGTCAAAACTGGAAGCATCCACGCAAGATTCTATTTTTGCGTAAGGTAGGGTCCACGGTTCACGATTCAATCTTTGAGGATGTGAAACAGTGCTTAGATTCCTGGAGCTTACTTGACAAGTGCAAGGTCAACAATTCGGCTTATCGGATTGAGCTACCGAATGGCGCACAATTCATCTTCAAAGGGCTGGACAACCCAGAGAAAATCAAGTCTATCAAAGGCGTGTCAGATGTCGTCATGGAAGAAGCGTCAGAGTTTACACTTGATGACTACACACAGTTGACTTTACGTTTACGGGATAAAAAGCACTTGAACAAACAAATATTCTTAATGTTTAACCCTGTATCGAAAGTAAACTGGACTTATAACGCCTTTTTTGTTAAGAAGCCAAAAAATACAGTTGTTTATCATACGTCATACAAAGACAATCGCTTTTTAGATCAAGTAACAATCGAGAATATCGAAGAACTAGCAAATAGAAATGAAGCATATTATAAAATTTACGCTCTGGGCGAGTTTGCGACACTTGATAAGTTGATTTTCCCTAAGTACGAAAAGCGACTGCTTAACAAGGACGAATTAGCACACTTGCCCGCTTATTTTGGGCTTGACTATGGTTTTATAAACGACCCGTCAGCCTTGCTTCATGTAAGGATAGACGATGAAAACAAGCGCTTATATGTCGTTGACGAGTTTGTAAGAAAAGGCTTGACGAATGACAAGATAGCGGAAGCTATTAAGGCGCTTGGATATGCTAAAGAGCAGATACGAGCAGATAGTGCTGAAAAGAAATCAAATCAAGAATTGAGAAATCTTGGTATTCCACGAGTTATTGACGTTCAGAAAGGAGCTGGCTCAGTCATGCAAGGCATACAATACTTACTTCAGTATGAATGGATAGTAGATGAAAGGTGCGTTAAGCTGATTGAAGAACTTGAAAATTATACTTGGAAGAAAGATAAAAAGACAAACGAGTATATCAACGAACCAGTAGATAGCTATAATCACTGCATAGATGCTATCAGATACGCTTTGCAAGATAGGATATATCAGACAAGAAAAGATGTGGACGTTGACAAAGCAATTAGCAAAATCAATAAGATGTTCAGGAGGTAAAGAGTGGATAAAGTAAACGAATTTGAACACGGTATAGACACGACCACGAAAACGAGGTTTGACAGTCTATACTTTGGGACAATCGCAAACGAGCAATTCAGATATGTTTCAAGCGATGAATTGTTAGGTACTGCGAACGGTAAGAAAGCCTTTAGAGATATGATTGATACTTTCTTTAGCAGTCAGCAAAAACGCTTGAAAGTGTTGTCATCATACGCAAAAGGCGACAATTACAGTATTTTGAACGGGCATAGACGCTTGGACAAAGAGAAAGCAGATTATCGTGTCCGTCATAAATGGGGTGGATATATTTCTAGTTTTGCAACTAGCTATGTTATCGGAAACCCCGTGTCAATCGGTATCCTTGAGGGAGCAGACGAGAAACAACTTAAAACCATTCAAGAAATTGAGTGGGACAATGACATAAACGCTTTGAATGGTGATTTAGCCCTTGATGCTTCAATCTATGGCCGTGCTTTTGAATACCATTTCAGAGATAAGGACGGAGCAGACAGAGTTGTTTCTATTAGTCCGCTTGAAATATTTGTCGTTCGTGATCTAACAGTTGAACAAAATATCATTTGCGCCGTGCATCTTCCAGTCTTTGCGGATAAAGTAAATATGACGGTTTATACGAAAGACCAAGTTATCACTTTCAAGCCTTATTCAACAAATGCAGTACGCTTGATTGTCGATACAATCACGAAACATGAATACAAAGATGTTCCAGTTGTTGAATGGTGGAACAACCGCTATCGAATGGGAGACTTTGAAAGTGAAATCCCGTTGATTGATGCTTACGATGCTGGGCAGTCTGACACGGCCAATTACATGAGCGACTTGAATGATGCGATGTTAGTTATCAAAGGCGACCTGGAAGCTATCGGAGCAAGCACTGAAAGTGTCGCTAAAATGAAAGACGCTAACACGCTACTACTCCAGACTGGTATTAGTGCAAATGGACAACAAACAAGCGCAGACGCTGGATATATCTATAAACAGTATGATGTAAACGGCACGGAAGCATATAAGAACCGACTAGCGAATGACATTCATCGTTTCAGTCGCATTCCTAACCTTGAAGATGACCGCTTCAATGCTACCTCATCCGGAATTGCCTTACTTTATAAGATGATTGGACTTGAACAAGTCAGAAAGGACAAAGAAACGTTCTTTACAAAGGCTTTGCGCCGTCGCTATGAATTGATTAGCAACATTCACAAAGCTATCAATAAGCCTTTAATCGAAGCTAACAAGCTGACATTTACGTTTCATCCAAACATTCCGCAAGATGTATGGAATGAAATCAAGGCTTACATCGAAGCGGGCGGAGTGGTATCTCAAGAAACGCTTATGAACAATGCAAGTTTCACGGACTACAAGACAGAGCAGTCACGCATTTTGAAAGAAACTGGAGCAAGCGACCATGAAATCATGCAGTTAGTAGGTGGCATGAATGACCAAGAAAGCTGATAACCGTTTATATAACGCAGAACGTAAGGCACAAGCTGAATTAATCAAGCGTGATTTAGACCGTGATAAACTGATAACACAGTTATATCAAGAAAGCTATGATAGACTTCAAACACAGATAGACAAGTTTTATCTTGGTTATGCTGGACGTGAGGGTTTGACGAAGCAAGAAGCTATGAAGCGTGCTTCAGAGTTTGACGTTACGAAGTTTGCAGAAAAGGCAAGAAAAGCCGTCAAAGAGAAAGATTTTAGTCACAAGACTAATTCTTGGCTACGGGTTTACAATCTGAAAATGAAAGTCAGTAGACTTGAATTATTAAAGGCAGAATTAGACCTTGAAATTAACAGTTTGACAAGTAACCTCGATGAAGTCTTTGACAAGGCACGCAGAAGCGAATATTTAGCCGAATTTAAACGCCAAGCGGGTATCTTGGGTATTTCTTCCAAAGGAGCGAAAAAGCGCTTAGATTCGATTTTAGACGCTGATTTCTACGGACAGAATTTTTCAAGTCGTGTGTGGGGTAAAAATGGACTTCAATCCATGCTTCAAAAAGATGTTTTCGCTTCTTTAAACCGGATATACACAGATATGAACGGTTATCAAAAAGAAATGAAGCGACTTGCTGAAAGGTATAACACTAGCGAGTATAATGCTAAAAGGTTGATTAAAACCGAGATAGCAAGAATAAACGCTGACACAGACCACGCTATGTTGCGAGATAATGGCTTTACTCATATGATTTTTGTAGCAGAAAGTGGCGCTTGTGATATTTGCAAGCCGTTAGATAATACGGCAGTACCGATTGACAAGGTAGAAAAAGGCGTGAATATGTTTCCGATGCATCCTAATTGTAGATGCTCAGCGTACGGACATATTGAAATGAAGTATAAAGACGGAAGAAGTACGCTAGATGAGTTTAATTCTTGGAATGAACAAGACGATAGTATAATTCTTCAACAAGCGGAAGAAAATACTAAGATTGATTTCTCTAAACTAACAACTGAAGAAATCAACAATCTTGACTTTGATGATCTTATGAAATATTATGAGTGGGTCGAAGAACAAGAGAAGCTAAAAGCGAAACAAAAAGAATTGCAGGCAGAAGCAGAGAGAAAACTTTTAGAAGAACGAGAAAGCAAAGTTTCTAAAACTCGTCGTGACTTAGTCTCACGTATAGAAGAGAAACTTCGGTCGACGAATTTTGTTGATGTTTTCGGCGAAGAAAATGCACAAGGTCTTTTAAGAGAATTGCGCTTCTTTCCAAATGATGATTTTGTAAATTCTGTCTACGGTTCAGTAGATAAATTATCATTTGCTAGAACAAGAGAAAAGAGCTCTCGTGTAAGTACTACAAAAGTCTATCTTTCTAAAAGTGATTTTGTTTACAATAAAAAACTTAACCAAAAAGCGCATTCGATAGTTTTACACGAGTTAACGCACGGTGTTGATAATATTGCGAGTTATTTCGGTGCTCCAGAACTGGGAGCGAAAGCATTCAGTAGTCAGTATGACTTATACAAAGTCATAAAAGATGATTTAGATAATTATATTTTTGGAGATATGAAACTCAAAAGAGGGGCTTCAACAGAAGAGCAGATAGCATTCTTTAAGCTTCGTCAAGCCAAAGTAAGAGAATTTAAATCAGAATTATTTGAATTGGCCAAAAAAATAAATCCAGATATAGTACCTGAAGGCAATGCAGAAGTCACATCTCTAGCCTCTGATATGATGAGTTCTTTCAGAGGTGCTGAATATGGAAGTCAAGTATTCGGACATGAGGATAGTTACTGGAAAGATAAATCCAATCGTGGGATGGAATTTCTTGCAGAATATACTCAAGCACAAATGACGCCTGAAATAAAAGCATTTTATGACAAAGTTTTTCCGAATTCTGTTAAGATATATAATGAAATATTCAAAGATATTTCAAAATTGAAATTAGAAAACCAAAAGCCACTTGTTTGGTAGGGGGGATAGAATGTTTTTTTGGAAAAACGAAGAAATTTATAAACAATTCAAAGAAATTGGAGAGCGATACAGAAACCATTTTGGAGAAGATTTTCCGGTATACCTGGTAGTTCCTTTCGAGGTGACTGAGGAAGCTCTTTTAAAATATAATTCAGTCGTGAATTCGTGCATAAAAAAAAATGAAGCATTTGAAAAACCGATTGATTACGACGACAGAATTTATTAAGCACCTAGAGAAATCTAAGTGCTTTTTATTATGTTTAAAACTTTTAACCGTATATAACCTATACGGTTTTTTATTGTCCAAACCGTGCTAAAGACGTTAAAAGTTGCATGAGTTCGAGGGGGTTGCTCGTAAAAGCGTAGAGAAAGGAGCCAAACATGGCAGAAGAACAAACACAGACAGTTGATACTCAAGTTCAGGATACTACGGTTGAGGAACAAGCTAGCAATCCAAAACAAGAAACTGAAAAGACGGTATCAATCGCAGAAATGCAAAGACGACTTGAGCAAGCGGAGAAAAAACACGCTCAATCTACTCAAGAAGCTATTGCAAAGGCTTTGGAAAAGTACAAAGCGGAAACTGAATTATCAGGTAAAGAACTTGAAGAATACCGCAGAAAAGAAGCTGAAGCAGAAAAGCAATCACTACTTGATAAAATCGCTGGACTTGAGAAAGAACAAATCAAGCGAGAATTGACAGATGAAGCTATTAAAACTCTATCAAGCCGTAAATTGCCAGTAAATGAGCGTGTCCTAGCATTTGTCGTAAAAGACACGGCAGACGGCACACTTCAAGCTATTTCAGACTTTGAAAGCATTATTAGTGAAATCAAGTCTGAATACACACAATCAGAACCGCCCGCAGTAAGTACTGCTTTTGGTGGTTCAAAAACACAATCAAGCGGAGAAATCTTCCGCAACTCAAGAATTATCTAAAGGAGATTTTATAAATGACAGTACAAACTTTTAACCCTGCTAAAGTCCTTGTTTCACAAAAACCGGACGGAACTCTTCATAAAGAATTTACAGACATCATCATGAAGGAAGTAGCTCAAAACTCTATCGTGATGCAACTTGGTAAGTATCATGAAATGGACGGCAAACAAGAAAAAACAGTCCACGTTCAAACTGACGGCGTTTCAGCTTACTGGGTAAATGAAACAGAAACAATCAAGACTGATAAACCTGAAATCGTACCAGTAACGCTTCGAGCTCACAAACTTGGTATCATTCTTCTTGCTTCTCGTGAAGCGCTCAACTACACTTGGGAAAAATTCTTTGAAGATATGAAACCACAAATTGTTGAAGCATTCTACACTAAGATTGACGAAGCCGGACTACTTGGACATGAAACACCATTTGCAAATTCAGTCACTAAGGCTGCTAAAGATGCAAACAAAGTCATTGGCGGACCAGTAACTTACGAAAACATCTTGAAACTTGAAGATAAACTTTTGGACGACGACATCGAAATTAATGCTTTTGTATCTCGTGTGTCTAACCGTTCAGCTTTGCGTGATGCTCGTGACGGAGACAAGAAAACAATTTACGACAAAGACGCAAACAAACTCGACGGCACAGTTGTTGTTGATATGAAATCTAAGCAATTCAAAAAAGGTGATTTGATTGCTGGGGACTTTGACAACCTTATCTATGGTGTCCCTTATAACATCAACTACAAGATTTCTGAAGAAGGTCAAATCACGACTGTTAAGAATGCAGACGGAACTCCAGTGAACCTATTTGAACAAGAAATGATTGCTATCCGTTGCACAATGGACATCGCAGTTATGATCACCAAGACAAACGCATTTGCTAAGTTGACAGATGCAACAAATGTCTAATTTTTGAAAGGGGGTATTAAATGGCTTATATCGTAACAGAAAATATCATTGATACCAAAGACAACAACCGACTTTACGAGAAAGGCGAGGTTTATCCTCGCTTTGACTTGAATGTGTCAGATGCACGCATTAGAGCGCTTTTGAAAAAAGGCGTTATTGAGTCAGACGGGACGCAAGGCGACATTGTTTTGCCTAAAACTGAACCCGTTGAAGAAATCGAAGAAGAAGCTGGAGAGTAATCATGGATAATGCTCAACTTGCTAAAATTAAGCGTCGGTTGGGTATTGCTCCAGCCGACACAAAAGAAAATGACTTGTTAAATGATTTAGTTGAAGATGCTGAAAGCTACTTCAAATCGCTTACTGGTTCGGTATATATCGACAGTAAGTATAATTTCATGATTGAAAACGTTGTTTATAAGCTCTACGGGCGCAAGGGTTCGGAAAGTGTATCTAGTGAAACGGTTGACGGCTATTCAGTAACCTATCAAGACTTTGACAACTTATTCAAGCCTTACATGGCTATTTTGAATAAGGATTTTGGCCTTGACGGTTCACAACGTCAACGTGGAAAGGCAATCTTTCTATGAAAACTCCGCACAGAATTACGCTCGTAAGAGGAAAAGGCGTTGCTAAGTACAATCCAGTGACGGACACTTACGACATTCAAGCTGAACAATCCGAAGTTGTACCATGTTTTGTGAATTTCATTCAAAAAGCAAAGGTTTTTGAGTTATACGGCAATCGTTCAGATGTCGTCATGATATGCAGATTTCAGCAAGAACAAGAACCGTTCTTGTATGCAATTTATGACGGCTTCAAGTATGAACCGATTGACAGCGTAGAAGCGTCTAAAAGCGCAGTACGGCTCAAAAGGACGGTCAAGGTATAAATGGGCGCAAGTATCGAATGGCACGGCATAGAGAAGCTGACAAGCACGATTTACAATGCACACCCGAAAGCAGTCGAACAATCTATCCAAGTATTGAAAAACAACGCTGAAAAAGGGAAAAAGACTGCTCGTGATTTAGCGCCTAAAGATACCGGATTTTTGAAACAGAATATCAATGTTTCATATCACGGTATGGAAGCATGGATAATAGGAAGCGCATCTTATACGGGCTATCAAGAATACGGCACACGCTTTATGCCAGGTAAACCGCATTTCAGACCGATGCTTGAACAAATTACACCGGAATTTCAACGAGATATGACAAACGTTATGAAAGGAGCGTTTAGATGACACCTAATCATGATTTATTCAGAAAGATTTTTGCTATCAGCGATGCAAGGGTTGATACATACGATTATTTGCCCGAAGCTGATGCAAAATATCCGTTTGTTTATGTTGGAGAGAATAACGGTTCAGATACGCCTAATAACGACTTAATCGGAACAGCAAGGCAAACAGTCCATATTTACGGAATACGAGCGCACAGAGCCAAAATAGACAATATTTCAGCCTATCTTGAGAATGTTTTGAAGCATTTGAAAGACGGGCATGAGTATAATTTCAATCATCGAAACACAGAAAAACAAGTCATCCCAGATAATACAGATGTCCAGCCATTACTTCATGTCGTGCTGGACTTTACTTTTAATTACACAAAAAAGGAGAAATAATAAATGGCAGAATTGATTTTGGGAAAAGACGTTATTGCCTTTTTCCGTCGCTACGCAGACCGTACAAAACAAGATGCGGGCAAAGTACGCTTTCAATCTGAACTTTCTATCAAGCAAGAAAAGAACGTAGAAAGCACAAAAACAAAAGATGGAGTTGTAAACTCTATCTCAGACGGAGAAACAAGTGGAGAATTTAAGTCACTTGCTTACCGTGAAGACGGCGACACAGTGAATATGTGGAAAGAAATGCGTAAATGGTTCAAGGCAAACGATAAAATCGAATGCTGGATCGTTGACATTGGAAGCAAAAAGAACGTCGGTGGAGTTGATAAGTATGACGTTGAATACTATCAAGGATATTTCAAAAACTTTGAATTGTCAGCACCTTCAGACGATAAGGTTGAATTATCTTATGAAGTCGCTATTGACGGAAACGGTATCTTGCATACTGACAAATTGACAGATACGCAAAAACAAGCAGTCGAAAGCGCACAATACAACTACCACACACTCGAAAAAGAAACAGACGGAGCAGGCGTTCCGGTTTAATAGTGGTATTAACAAGGGCAATTTATTTGCCCTTTATTTTTTTACTTAAAAGGAGAAAAAACAGATGATTTTAAAAATTGGAGAACGTGATTACACTTTACGCTTTGGTCTTGGATTTTTGCGAGAAATGAACAAACTTCATTCTGCTGAATTGGAAGGCATGAAAACTGGATACGGTGCAATGACTTTGTTCAATGCCGGACAAGCGCTAAATGATCCAATGGCCTTTGTAGATATTATCAAGGCCGGAACAGTAACCGAAAACCAAAAACCAAGCAATGAAGCGATTGAAAAATATCTTGAAGACTTGATTTTAAATGACGAGTACGACAAGACTATTTCAGAAATCGTGAACGAGTTAAAAGCATCGCCCCTACTCAAAAAAGCAATGAACCTAGTCGAGTAAGGGAAAATCAAGGTTCAGACTTTGGCTATGATGAAGCAATAGCCTTGCTCATAGCTAGACACAATATGACGTTTCAAGAAGCATCACGAACCACGCTAGAAGAATTTGAAATCTATAACACTGCTTACCTTATTCAGCAAGAAGATAGACGGTACAATTCAGCAATTCAAGCATGGTTTAATCAAACAGTCCAAGCAACCAAAGGAAAGGGCAAAAGCGCAAAATCAGCGTATAGGACGTTTGACGATTTTTACAATCATAAAGACGAATTTGACAAGATTTTCAAAAAAGATGATGTCGGACAAGTCAAACAAAAGAAAATGAGCCTTGCTGATAGAAACAGAAGGCTCAATCAATCATTAAAAGAAAGGGGGTAACTATGGGAACAAATTTTGATGTTACCGCCGTACTGAAAGCCAATGTTTCTGACTTTTCTAGTGGCATGAAAGAAGCACAAACATCTTTACAAAGCCTTAAAAATCAAACTGGCTTAAGTTTAGAAAAAGTAAGCAACAGTCTTTCAGCGGTTGGTGCTTCAGCGATGAAACTTGGTAGCGGTCTAACTGCTACATTAACAGCGCCAACAGTAGCTGGAATTACAAAGATTGTAAAATCTTATGCTGATCTAGAACAAAATCTTGGCGGTACTGAAGTAGTATTTGGTAACTTTGCAAAGACCGTGCAAAATAACGCTCAAACCGCTTATAAAAACATGGGTCTATCGGCGTCTGATTATATGGCAACTGCAAACAAGATGGCATCTCTATTTCAGGGTTCAGGTATTAGCCAACAGAAATCACTAGATTTGACATCACAAGCCATGCAAAGGGCTGCTGACGTAGCATCAGTTATGGGTATTGACACGAGCATGGCTATGGAGTCTATTGCGGGAGCGGCCAAGGGTAACTTCACAATGATGGACAATCTTGGTGTTGCTATGAATGCTACGACTCTTGAAGCCTATGCTTTAGAAAAAGGTCTGAATTTCAAATGGGAAACGGCAAGCAACGCTGAAAAAGCAGAATTGGCTATGCAGATGTTTATGGATAGGACTAAGCAATTTGACGGAAATTTCTTGAAAGAGTCAGAAAAGACAGTTTCAGGTTCTTTAGGTGCTATGAAAAGTGCATTCCAGAACTTCGTGGCAGGTCTTGGAAATCCAGAAGCAGACATTAAGCAATTGATGGCCAATCTTAAAACGACCATCGAAAATTTCGCTAAAAATGTGAAAACGGTTCTTTTGACAATATGGGATAACTTACCACTTGAGCCGTGGCAGAAATGGCTAGGACTTATCGCAGTATCGGCTGGCCCCGCTTTAATTGCAATAGGTGGCGTGATTTCAGTTATTGGTAAGTTAGTAGGTACTATCAGCTTTATAGCTGGCGCAGTATCTAAGGTTTCAGCATGGTTTACATTGCTAAACTCAGGCGGTAGCGCATTAAGTGTAACGTTCGCTAAAATCGTGGGCGTTGTATCTTCACTAGGCGCACCATTCCTTGTTGTTATCGCAGTGATAGCAAGTTTGATTGCCATCTTAGTCGGTGTATATAACACTAGTGAAGAATTTAGAAATAAAGTCAACTCAGCATTTGAAGCGGTAAGAAGTACGGTTACAAGTGCTATTCAGGAAGTTGTTTCATTCGTTATGGAGCTTTTCGGTACGTTGATTTCTTGGTGGAACGAAAACCACGCATTATTTGAGCAAACGGCTACGACTGTTTGGAATGCCATCAAGTCGGTAGTTGAAACAGTAACCAACTTTTTAGCACCATTCATTGAAGCAACTTGGAATAATATTGTGGCAGTTGTATCAGGTGCTTGGGATATTTTAAAAGTTGTTATTGAAACTGCTTTAAATCTTATCCTGGGGATTATTAAAGCTGTTATGCAAATAATCAACGGCGACTGGTCGGGTGCTTGGGAAACAATCAAAGAAACCGCTGGCAAGGTTTGGGACGGTATCAAGAAAATCATTGATACTGCTATCAATGCCGTGTGGAACGTTATCCAAACCGGCTGGGAAGGTATCAAGAACGTTGTAAGTGCAACGCTTGAATTTATCAAATCGCTTGTTCAATCCGGCTGGAACAGAGTCTTGAGCATTATTACAAGTGTTGGAGCGTTTATTGTTTCAGCGGTTAAAACCGCTTTTAATAATGCGGTTGCAAGCGCTAGAAACTTCATCGGACAAGCGGTAAATATCGGTCATAATCTGATTATGGGATTTGTGAACGGGGTTAGAAATGCCGCTGGGGCTTTAATCAACTCAGTTACGAACGCAGTAAGTGGTGCTATTAATGGTGCTAAACGTTTGCTTGGTATTCATTCGCCATCAAGGGTTTTTAGACAGTTTGGTGAATACACGGACGAGGGTTTCATCATCGGAGTTAACAACCGAGCCGGCGCAGTCATGAAATCAGTTGGAAACATGGCACAAGGGGCAATAGATGCCTTTACGGGCAAAGACTTAGCTGGCAACTTGCAAAGTGAATTAGGCGCAGTAGATGGCGAATTAGGTCGCTTATCAGGATATAATACATCCGTTGACTTCAACGGTGGCACAATCACAGTCGGGCAACAATCTGCTGAAATTGTTCTTAAAATGGGTAACACGACTTATAGAGCGTTTACTGAAGACATTACAAGCGCTCAAGAAATGGAATTGACCTTGGCAAACTATTAGAAAGGAGAAAGCTATGTATGGATATTCAAAATTAGAAAAACATAACGAAAACGTGGCTTTCGAGCCAAGCGATAACATGACAATTAACAGTATTCTAATACATCAAGTTGTACAAGGGTACAGACAGTTAACGGTTAGCGGTAGAGGTCTAGTAGGCCAATCCGTCAAAACTACTTCTATTGCTGGACGGCGTGGTGTTTGGGTTGAAAGTATTTCAGAGCCTGAACGGATTTTAGAAATCAAGTATCAGTTGATGGCTGACTCAAGTTCTGATTTGCGGATAAAATTCAATCGTTTAAATGAATTTTTACGTTCAATTTCAGATGAACATGGAATGTTAGAGGTTTCATTCAAAGACGAACCTGATTATATTTACTACGCTATTTTTAACGGCGCAGATGCTATCGAAGAAAACGCACTAACTATTGTTAGTCGTTTTTCTTTGCTAGTTCCTGACGGTTTCAAAAAGAAAAGAGTACAGACTTCAACAGGTGAAATCAGGCTACAAGATGCAAAAGCTGTAACGCCCGTATCTATTACAGTTACAACGACTAAGCCAACAAATGAAGTTAAAATCACGAATGGCAGACAGACAATATCATTTACTGGTATTTACGAGGGTGCAAAGGATATTGTGATTGAGTTTAAGCAAGATGAAGTGAAAGCAACTTATAAAGGACGTAGCATTTTAAGTGAACTTGATCTATTTAGCGATTTAGAGAATTTCAAAGTTAGAAATTTTGATACTATCACAGCTACGAATGCGACAGTAAAAAAAGTAGTTTGGAGAGATGAAAGACTATGATATATTTATTTGATAAAGACGAGAAACTAATAAAAATCGTCAAAAAAGAAGCTATCAAGACTGCTCTCCAAAAGTTCGCTTTGACTACTGAAAAATACGTATCTGACAGGCTCACAGTTGAGATGAAAGAGTTGAGCAAGAAAGAATTTGATGCAGTCGAGTATATGGCTATTCAGTCAATCGAAGATGCACATACTTTCCATTATTTCTATATTGCTCAAAAATTCTCAGAAAACCTTACTACTTTAATCGGCGTTCAGTCAGGTATTGAAGAATTAAGAAAATCCGTTGTTTTAGACAAAAGACCTCATAATACATTTGCTAGACCTATTATTAACGAACTGCTTGCTGGTACTAACTGGCAAGCACGTTTTGTTAGTGAAACAAGTCAACGATCAACAAACTTCTACTACATTTCAACATTTGAAGCTTTGAAAAAGGTTTGTAAAGTTTGGAATTTAGAAATGCAGTTTTTTGTTGAAGTAAACGGCAATAAAATAGGCGCACGCTATATTGATTTTAAAGAGAAAATCGGTGAAGCGACTGGCAAGCGTGTAGTTTATGGACATAACGCCTTACAAATCTTGCAAGAGGTAGAGCGTACAAACTTATTTACCGCTTTAATTGGACGTGGTAAGGGCGAAGAAATCAGCGCACCAAGTGAAGGGAATACTACTGGTAGTTACGGGCGCAGAATTACATTTGAGGATGTTGTTTGGGAAGTTAAGAAAGGCAATCCAGTAGATAAGCCAAAAGGGCAGAAATATGTCGAACTTCCTGAAATGACTAAGCGTTACGGTATCAAGAACGCAGACGGAACGATGCGTGCAAAGGTAGGCTTTGCAGTCTTTGAAGATGAAGAAGATAAAAACGTATTGATTAAGCGTACTTATGATGAACTTGTGAGTGCATCAAGACCACAATTGACGTTGAAAACTTCAACCGTTTATCTAAAAGGTGTTAAAATCGGCGATACTATCCGAGTAGTACGACATGATAAAAAGCTAGACTATGACACCCGTATTTTTGAAATCACGTTTAACCGTTTAAATAACGAGTCAAGCGATATTAAATTAGGCGATAGGATTTCAGAAAGCAATGAAGCTAAAATCCAAAATATCGCTAGTCAGAAAGTAGATGAACTTGTTTCAAGTGGTTTTAATAATATCATTTCTAAACTTCCTGAATTTTTGCCAAGTGCTGACGGTTTCAATAATAACTGGTACGGTAAGGACGACCCGACAAAGAAATATGTCGGAAAAGTGCTAGTTAATGATATATGGTTCAAGCCTGACCCTGAGCACGAAGGACAGACAATCTTGCTACGTTGGACGGGCGAAGTTTGGCAAGAAATCATTAGAAGCAATAGCAAGCAAGAAATTATTGATGAAATCGAGCGACAGTTTGGAAATCTTGACAAATCAGCATTAGAGGAAGTCAAACGCAGATCAGAAGAAGCCTTAAAAAAAGCTGGTGCAAGTGAAGATTTAGCTAAAGAAGCGAAAAAAATTGCAGACGATAACGTCAGAAATTTAAACACGTTCAAGGTGACGGCAGAACGGGCGCAAACACAATTAAGTCAAGACGTTACGAACTTTAAAAATGAATATGGCTCTAAAATGCTTGAAGTCACACAAACAACAGAAGGCATAAAAACAAAAATTGGAGAAATAACATCATTCATTGATAAGGACGGCCAACGTCAAGAAGAATTGAAGCGATATGCTAGGGAAGAAACGGCCAAGCAAACGAGCGTCATTCGTGAAACAATATCAAGAGATTATGTTTCAAAAAGCACCTTTACAGAAAATGTCGAGGGGACGAAACAACGTTTTGAAGCACTCGCAAGAGAAAACGAAACCAAGCTAGCAGAATACAAGCAAGGTATTGACGGACGAATTGCAACAATCGCAAGTCAAATTACTGGCAAGGTCAACGAAGCAGACTTCCAACGAGTTAAAGAAACAAGTCAACTCTATGAGCGTGTTTTGGGTAACACAGAACAAGGCTTGCCTGATAAAATTTCACGTTTGGTTATGACAAATGAGATTTTTCAAGCGGAAGTTAATGACTTAGTGGTATCTGATAATAACTTGATAGTCAATTCAGAAACACTTGATAAACATACAATTGTTAATAAGAGAAACGGAGTTAGTATCTATAATACACCGGATGGCGTATTTAATATTGACGCTCAAGGTCTGACTGGCTATAACTGGGGCGGGTTCACGTTACCTATTTACGTTCCTAAAATCCTAAAAGGCGAAGTGTACACGCTAGGTTTTAAGTATAAAATCAGGCGACAACTAGATCATGAGTTTTGCGTGGTTATTAAAAATCACTTACAAAACAAAACAGTTTTACAGAAAACGATTACCAATCCTGAGACACCAGTCAGAAACGTTTGGATTGACTTCCAAAGTACGTTCAAAATGACAGAAGACCTTGATTTTGAATTCAACCAAGACCCGCTGGGTAGAAATCCAATTTATTTCTATCTAGTCAAGAATGGCTGGATAGAAATAAAAGAACCTATGCTTGTGAGAGGGCCAAAAACGGGTAGCTTTAAACCAAGCCAATTTGATGAGGCTTATCGCAATCTTGAAGCTACAAAAACGCAAGTCACACAGCTTGCTGGCTCGTGGTCGGTCAAAAATCTAAATAGCGCTGGTGATGTGCTTGGCGCTATCAACCTAAACCCTGACGGCTCGGTTAAAATCAATGAGGGACTAATTTCAGTTGGAGAAAAAACCTATATCAAGGACGGCGTTATTAAGAAGTCTATGATTGGTAACGCTCAAATTGGCACGGCTCACATTGGAGAGATTGACGCAAGTCAAGCTAGAATTATCAATATTTCAGCGAAGAATATTGTTACTGAAGGGTTGACCGCTAACATTATCAAAGGCGGTAAGTTATCATCTTTGAATAACGTAACTGATTTTGACTTACAGACTGGCTGGATTGATATGAACGGTCACGGTGTAGGTATTAAAAACAGATTTCCAGGGCGACCGTTGCAGTATCTCACTTTTGGCGCAGGTACTATCAATGGGGTTGACGGTACTTACACGGCCTTGCTAAGTAACCGAAACGGTTTGCAAAAAATGGATAGCACTTCAGCAGGTATTCAAATTTGGAATGGACGAACAGGTGATAATGTTCAAACAGCTATAACGTTCTATGGAAGACAAATGGACTTCATACAGAGCGGACAGGCTGGAGTAAACTCTTTATCAATCAATGCTGTCGAACGTCAAATAAATGGGGTTGAAGAAATTGTTATAAAAGGGGCTTTATTAAGCAAAGTTCTTGATGATATTTATGATAATTTTAGAAACCTTGGAGCAGTAGCTGGCAATTATAGCCGTGGATATTATCCAAAATGGCGTTAAATAGAAAGGTAGAACATGAACACATCAGACAAAGTTATTAACGACCTAGCAATTCAACTTGCCAACAAGACGATTGAATGCGCTAATTACAAGGCGCTTTATGAAGAAGCGCAAACACAACTTCAACAACTACAAGCACAAGCAGAAAAAGAAAAGGAAGAAGAATAACATATGACATTTACTATTGTTAACAAATACTTACAAGAGACTAACCGCACATTCGTGGCTATTTGCCAAGAAGCACCATATACAGCTTTTGACCGTGTATTAATTGGTAACCGTGTGAACGACTCGGACGAGGAATTGATTAAAGCAGTTCTTGGACAAGTTGCTACTGAGTTAAATCCAGCTGAAGGCGTGAAGAAGCTGCAAGAAGATTTGCACACACAAACTGAAAGCTACGAGCAAAAACTTGCTGAGAAAGATGCCAAGATTGCAGAAGTCAAAGCTGTTGCAGATTGGGCGGTGCTTGCTCGTGTAACAGATACAGACAATCCGCTAGATCCAACAGTCTTTAAACGTGGACTTGAACTTGTCGAACTCGGAAAAACTGGCAAGACATACAAATCGCAAGAAATCTTTACGCTTGAAAATCCTAATCATGTCGAGAAATTCCAAGAGGGGAAACGTGTAATGGTTCAAGTGAATGAAGCGTTCACTTACCAAGGCGAAACGCTCGAACAACTTGCAAACCTTGAGCAAAACGGTAAACTTGGTATCTGGAAGTGGACAGAACCAAAGCATGACACACACGCTAACGAGTTAGAAACACAACCCGTTCAATAGACCACTATTTCAGAAAAGGGGTGGTTTAATTGGAATTTTTAGCTTTACTTGATAAACTAACGCCCGTTTTAATTGTGATAATTCCAAGTTATTTCTCGTTCAAAAGTACGCAGAATACAAAAGAAACTGAAAAACAAATCAACGTTCTTACAGATAAAATCGGGGATCTTGAAAAATCAGTTCACGCAGTCGAGGAAATCGGAAAGGATAACAATAAAAATCTTTCGCTAATTGGAAAAGGCTTGCAACGGTTACAGCGCTTTCGATTGCAAGAAAACTTTAAAAAAGCAATACGACGTGGAAATACAAGTCAACATGAAATCGAAGAACTTTCACGACTTTATGAAAGCTACGTTGAACTAGGCGGAAACGGTGCTATCAAAATACTGTTTGAGAAATTTCTCGAACTAGAAATCAAAGAGGAAAATGATGATGAATAAAATTAACTGGTCAGTACGACTTAAAAATAAAAACTTTTGGCTTGCTTTAGTACCAGCCTTGGCACTACTTGCACAAGCATTTGCGAATATCTTCAATTTTACACTAGAGTTTGGCGACACAGTTGATAAAATTCTAGTGTTTATCAATGTTTTGTTTGCGTTTCTTGTATTGGTTGGTGTTGTCAATGACCCGACAACCGCCGGACTTTCAGATAGTGAAAGAGCGTTAACTTATACAGAACCTAAGAAAGACTAGAAAAAGGAAGCCATAAGGCTTCCTTTTTATTTAAATTGAAAGGGGGCAACCTTTGAAGAAAGTTATTAAACGTCAAGCTGGCGTTTGCGTTGACGTTCGGGATAATCTGAATAGAGTCAAAGAAGAATTTTATAGTCATGACAAGAACAACGCTTATATCGAATTAAGGTTAAACGGTCTAAACGCTGAAAAAGTTATCGTTTTATTTAAATTCAAGACAACCAATCGGCTTCTTGAAGTTGCGGGAACAGTCGAAAACAACCTTGTTTCTATTCCATTCGATACTAGCTTAATCACGACAGATGAAATCGTGGACGGGTTCGTTTACGCTGAAAAAATCATACAATCAGCAGACATTCTAAAATTCTCTTTTGGGGTTCGTGTATCTGAAATTGACAAGCACAGCGAATTGCCCGTTATTGAGAAAGACACAAAACGCATCGTGGCATTAACGGACATTGTAACGAAAGCTGAACTAGAAGAAGCTATCAAGAATATTCATGTCGAGGGAGCAACGTTTGACGATTCGGAGATTATTCGACGTTTACAAGCACTAGAAACAAAGCCGGAAATCGACACAAGCGGTTTTGCGACAAAACAAGAATTAGAAAGTAAAGTTGACCGTACTGAAATAAGCCATATTTCAGCTGATATTGAAGCTTTAAAGACAAAGACGGATAAAGATACCGTGTACGACGATAGCGCCCTTAGAGAGCGTGTGACGGCGTTAGAAAACAAGACAGATAATGATACTGTATATAACGATACAGAAATCAAGCAACGCTTGGAAGTTTTGGAACACAAACCAAGCGTGAATACTAGCGAATTAGTTACCAAGGAAGAATTGGATTCTAAAGGCTACTTAACCGAGCATCAATCATTGTCTAACTATGCAACAAAGCAAGAAATACCGCAACCGTACAATGATGCAGAATTAAAAGAGCGGGTAAGCCGATTAGAAAACAAGCCGGCTATTGACACTTCAAATTTTGTAACAAATGATGTTTTAGCGGGCAAAGGGTATCTTACCGAGCATCAGAGCCTAGAAGGTTATGCTAAAAAGTCAGAAATTCCACAACCTTATAATGATACTGAAGTTAAGCAAAGACTTTCTACTATTGAGCAAAAAGGGGAAAGTTACGCAACTAAAGAACAGATTGCATCTATTCCTAAAAATCCGCAAAAACTGACCTTATCTGGAAACACGCTCATTCTTTCTGACGGTGGGGGAAGCGTAACGCTACCAAGTCAACCGGCTACAAATACACCCGCTGGACAAGTCAATCAGTACGAAATCCACGGCACTGGTATGCCTAATGGAAAGGTAGTCGCACCAGTCGGAACTACTTACGTTGATACGGCGGTTACAAATGGGGCTTTAAAATGGATAAAACGAACTGGAAACCACAATCAAGGCTGGGAAGTATTGACTGGCGATACTGGTTGGCGAACGCTGAATATTCAATCTAAGCTAGGAGCTTCTTATTTAAAAATCAGACGTGTAAATAACATGGTTACCTACCAATTTGGTGGGTTAAGTTGGGGTTGGTTCGGAGTAGTTCGCCGTGGTGGCCCGGGATATGTCCAGCAACCGTCCGACCGTGAAAGAAATGTTTTCATTCTAGGGCTAGGTGGAGTTCCTGTTGGTTTCCGTTCAGAGTTTAGCTTGATTGGTGGGATTTACAACGACAAGGGAACACCATACGGCACTTGGTATCTTGGAGGTGCTGGAGATAGCAATATGCTACGCTTCCAATTTACTGATCCAGTCCCTACCGATAAAGACATCGGAGATATTCGTGTAAGTTCTATCTCTTACCTAACAAGCGAGCCATGGCCTAATATCTTACCATAAGAAAGGAATATAAATGGTTAAAATTATCAATAATACAATTTTCAATGGAATTGCGGGCGCTCGTCCTACCGAAAGACCTAAGTATTACATCATGCACAATGACGCTGGAAGCATGAGCGCAGAAAACTATGTAAACTGGCTTCAATCTCGATATGATAACGGGCAATCGGAACTTGGTTTTGCGCATTACTACATTACCAAGGACACAATCGCACGAGTGGAAAACACTTATAACGGAACGTGGAGCGCTGCGAACTATGACGCTAACATGAACTCAATCAGCTATGAAGTGTGTCAACAATTCAGCACGAGCGACGCTGATTTCATCGAAAACGAAAACATGGTATTGCGACAAATGGCTGAAGATATGACCTACTACGGCGATACACCGAATTATAGCAATATCAAGTTCCATAATGAATTTTCAAGCACTTCATGTCCAGCACGTTCTTTGGCTTTGCACGGTGGATATAACGACACTTTGCGAGATTACGTTATCGCTAAAATCAAGCACTACCAAAGTTTAGGTTCAACCGTTCAAGAAATGCTTGCAAGCGACGGGCAAGAAGGCTGGAAGAAAAATTCAACTGGTTGGTGGTATGTCAATTCAGACGGAACTTATCCGAAAAACAAGTGGCAGAAAATCAATGGCATTTATTATTTCTTCGACCAAAACGGCTACATGAAAGCTAACGCATGGCACAAGCATTCAGACGGATATTGGTACTATCTGTTACCAAACGGCGCAATGGCTACTGGCTGGGTGCTTATCAGCAATAAGTGGTACTACTTCGACAAAGACGGCGCTATGAAAACCGGCTGGGTTAAGTATAAGGATGTATGGTACTTCCTGGACTATCAGCAAGGTGCTATGGTATCAAACGCATTCATCCAATCCACTGATAAAAAAGGCTGGTACTATCTAAAATCCGACGGTTCACTAGCTGAAAAGCTAGAATTTACAGTAGAGCCAAACGGCTTAATTACAACTAAATAATAGAAAGATTCAAAATTTAATTACACTAGACCGCTGGCGTTTGCTGGCGGTCTTTTTTGTTTGCTCTGATAACGAGATATTTTAATGACCGTGAGAAATCACGGTTTTTGTTTGTTCAAAAATTTCCTACATGGTATAATATATTTAGTAAAAATATAAAACTATTTTTTAAATGGATACGGTAGAGGATACAACAAAAACACCAAGCATTGATTTAATAATGTTTTTTAAACTCCCACCGGCTCCATTCTATAAAGTTTTATAAAATACGACAAAAGTATTTTGAGAATTACTCAAGAGGCTGAAGAGGACGGTTTGCTAAATCGTTAGGTCGGGTAACCGGTGCAAGGGTTCGAATCCCTTATTCTCCGTTAGAATAACGTTATGTTTTTCTAAACCATACACTTGGAGTAAGATTCCAAGAGTAAATATTATACATTGAGGTATATTATGAAAAAGATTAAATTACTCAGTATCTTGGCACTTTCAACATTGGCCTTGGGTGCATGTTCTTTAACGTCTAAAAAATCAGAATCTGCTTCTGCAACTACTAAACAAACGACAGAAGAACCTAAAAAAGAATCAGCAGAAGAAAAAGTAACAAAAGATGCGGAAATTCTTTTAGATTCAGTTCTTACATCAGACACTGCACGGTTCAAGAAGATTTACGGTGAAACTTACGAAAAATGGACTGATGCTGTAATTGCTGTCCAAACTAGTGAAAAAATTAAAGATGATGGTCTTACACCAGCATCTACATACTCAGTGCAATGGCATCAAGATTTTCCTGTAGAGACACCTGAAGAAACAATTTCAGGTTTCTTAAAACAACGACGTAAAATGTTCCAAGAAATCGGTTCATATACAATTAAAGAAGTGAAGGTTGATGAATCAGGTGACTCAGCAACTGTTACATTTAACTCTAAGAAGTTACACTCTAAAGGTTTGGCATCATCTACAAGAGATGTTCTTACTACTTTGATTGGTGGAATTGATAACTTAGGTAAGTACAACAAAGCTGGTGCAGATGCTGATGTTAAACGTTACCAAACAATTATTTCTTACTGGATTTTTGAACATCTTTTCAGAAAAGATTTCAGTACATATAGTGATGTAGATCCTAACCTTGCTCAAACACCATTCACTACTGGAGATTTTGACACAGAAATCAAATTGACAAAAGATAAGGATGGAAATTGGCTTATTTCTCAAGAAGACTATCGTACTCTTGCAACTGAGTTGATTGACAATACTGAAGGGTACGATAAAATTGTTCGCGGAAATTCATCAAAATCAACAGATAAGTCTAAAAACGAAGATAAATCTAAAGATGCCGACAAATCTAAAGACGCCGATAAATCTAAAGACAAAGATAAA